CTCAACAGTGCCTAATGCATCAGCTGTTGCGCGTGTCATGCCGTTGTGCGAAAGTTGAGGCATGACGATCAGCACGGATTACGCGCCCGCGCCTGTTTGGGATATGGCCGACCGATTGGCCAAGTCGTTGCGCGTCGCCGATATGACCGCTGGTGAGATGGCCGACTACCTCGAGGTCCACCGGAACACGGTCGGCGCATGGCTGAAGGGGCGCAGCGAACCGAAACGTCCGCAACTCATTGCCTGGTCCCTACGCACAGGACTGTCCTACGACTGGATCAAGGACGGCACCGTGCCCGCGCCACCGAACGGACCAGATGGTGATGAGAGCTGCCCGGGGGAATCGAACCCCCGACCTATTCATTACAAGTGCACGGTTTTGCGCCCCTCCCCGCTGGCTATGGCATTGAGCGGCGGACCGCGTGACCGTACGAATTGGGATCGACCGCCGCACAGTAGTTTGCCGGTTTGACAGCGCGGCAAAATTGGTCGATATTCTGGCGTTCCTTACCGATAGTAAGGAACGAATTACATCTGGTGTAGTTCGGTAGCTGCTAAAACACTTGCAGCACAGTTGATTACCCGTACCAGGTAGCTCCGCTAACCCAATGCAGGACGCGTTGCCGAACCGGAATACCGTTGATACGCAACGGTTATCGATCGATTTCTTTGCCGGCTAATCGAGCCCGTACGTTTCCGCTCACAACCCTGGGGGGTTGCTGAGAAACAATGAAAGGGGGGCTCAATGATGAGCCACACAACACTCGTAAACCTGTGGCAGACATGGCAGTACGCACAGTCACACTCTCAACGAACGGTGACAGAACGGGTCAGCACCGTGCGCCGCATGTCCCGGTGGTGCAACGTCGCACCCGAGCGGGCCACCATGGAGGACATCGTGACCTGGCTCGCCGAGGGTGGTGACTGGTCGGCACAAACACGCTGGACCTACCACACCTCGTTGACCGCATGGTTCCTCTGGCTGCAAAAACAAGGTCACCGACCAGATAACCCTATGCTGCTGATCCCCAAGCCCCGACGGCCCCGCAACGTGCCACGGCCCACCACGCACGACGAACTCGCCCGCATCTTGCGAGTACGGATGTGGAACGCGACCCGCGCCAAGGTGCTGCTGGCCACGCTGCAGGGCCTGCGCGCCCACGAAATCGCCAAGGTCCGCGGCGAGCATTTCGATCTCGTTGCACAGCAGATAGAGGTCAAGGGCAAGGGCGGGGCGACGAAAATATTGCCCCTACACCCCGATGTCGCCGCCATCGCGGCCCAGATGCCCACCAAGGGCTACTGGTTCCCGGGCACTAACGGCGGCCACATCCACCGCAGCTCGGTCTGCAATGCCCTGCGCGCCGTATTCAATCGCGCGGGCGTTCCCGGAAGCGGCCACAAACTGCGCCACTGGTACGGCACGTCACTGTTGGAAGCTGGGGTTGACCTGCGCACCACTCAAGAACTGATGCGCCACGCCAGCATCCAATCCACCCAGATCTACACCCAAGTCAACAACCAGATGCGCGCCGACGGCATCGCGCGGCTGGCGCTTCCAGTATCCCGGAAGAACAACGGCGTGGCATAACTCTGATTTCAATCCGTCCCGAATGCCCCGATCTGACCGATCGGGGCATTCGGCGTCTGGTACACACATTCGCATGGCCCGCCGCTCCCCCTGGATGAATGAACGCGCCGAGTTTCTCGTCAAGTACATGGCCGAGCACCACAGTCTCAAGATCACTGAAGATGTTGCGCGCGAGGACATCTCCACGCAAGTCGACTTCACCGCCGAGCGGATGAGGATCGGCCGGCAAGCAGCGAAGCACTACGTGACCGAAGATCTCGTACGCAGGCTCGGCGACCGCATCGCCGAGGAAGTACGCCAAGCCCAAGCCAACGATCCCCGCCGGGGCTTGCGGGTGGTCCGGGGAGACGCGCAGTAGCTATCGGAGGATGCGGCGGGCCGGTGCGGCGTGGCCCAGAAGTTCGATGAGTGCGGTCAGTCCGGTGGTATCTGCGGTGCCGGTGGCGTGGAGGTTGGCCAGGGTGCCGGTGAGGTAGTCGGTGATCAGGGAGCCCAGCCAGGGTGGTGCGGCGGGGTTGATCGCCGAAAGTCGGCGCTGCAGGGTGGCTGTGCGCAGATGGTGGCTGGCGGCCAGGAGTTCGGCCAACTCGGGGTTGTCGAGGGCCAGGGGCAGCAGCGCGGTGTGGGCGCGGGCCAGTATCGCGGTTCGGCTGGTGTCGCTGGCGGCATCGGCAAGGTATGCCTTGAGTATCTTGGCCAGTTGGCCGGTGTTGGCCGGTTCGTGCTCTTCGAGCAGTTCCTCGAAGACGCGGCGGTGTTGGCGTTCGGTGTGGCTTGCCGCGCCCATCAGCAGGGCCGCGCGTGTGCGGAAGTTGTTACTGGCTGTGCCGGGGGGAACGCCGGCCGCGGTGTCCACGGTGCGGTAGGTCAGAGCCCGATCTCCGCCCAGGGCCAGCATGCGCACGGCGGCATCGAGCACCTGGGGTCGGCGCACCCCCATGGTGGGCCCCCTGCTTCGCGTGCGGCCAGCTGGCGCGGACTCGGTAGTCGTCATAGTTGTTGCCCAGCCTAGAGGCGGCCAGCTCAGAGAGTCCGTCAGGTTTAGCGGCGATTGGGCCGTTTGGCTAGACAGCAACCACATTGCCCACTACATTTGTCGTAATCTTTGAGTGAACTGAGTCACTCGATTCGAAGATTTCCGGGCGGGGGGTGGTATGCGCGTGGCTGGTCCTTCGGGTTCTGATGAGGTGTTGCGGATCGATGCCCCTGCCCTGTCCAGTGCGTTTGCGTTGCTCGCCGATGTTGCGCAGCGTCTGGGCGGTGGGGTGCGCACCGCTGATGGACGGGTGCGCTCGGTACTGGGACATGGCTGGTCTGGGGGCGCGGCGTCCTCGTTCTCCCCGATCTGGGACAGCTGGCATGAACAAGCCGCCGATTCGGCGAAAGCCTTGACCAACACCACGGCCAAGGCGCGCGACAGTGCACAGCACCTTCATGAGGCCAGCGAGCACCTCTAAATGGGTGCACGGTTCCGGGTTGATCCGGCGGCGATGGCCGATATGGCCGAGGCGGTCGCAGCCTTGCGAACGCTGATCGGCGAATCTGTCGAGCAGGGCCGCGACGGGCAACACAAGATGGCCGCGGCGTGGGAGGGCCGCACCGCCACCAGCGCCGTTGAGGCGACCGGCAAATGGGTGAGCGCCAACGGTGAACTCGGCGACATGTTCGGCAAGATCGTCGACTACCTGCACGGTGCGCGCGGCGGCTATGTGCAGGCCACCAAGAGCAACGCCGACATGTGGTCAGCGGGGGGCGGCACGCAGCTCGACGTGGACCCGCCGCAGCTGGCCGCCTCCGGTAAAGCCGTTGATACCGCTGCTGATGGGTTGCGGGCTGCCGCGCAAGCACTTTCGGGTGCGCGCCTGAGTTTCAATGCGGGCCAAGACGATGCCGGGGAAAATTTCGGCGAGCAGTACACCGCGAGCGCCCGCCAGATCGTTGAGGCCCTCTTCCAAACGCTCGGGGCTGCCAGCTCCGTCGGGCACGGGATCGGGGTGTCAGCAGCCAACTACGCCCTCGCCGATGCTGCCGCCACCATCCCGCAAGCAAGCCCGTCGGTGTCGATGCCGGCCAAACCCCATCATCCGAAAATCTCTGTGAGCATTTCCAACGCTAACGGGGGCGGGGTGATGGCCCCGGCGCTGTGGTCGGTGGTCGAATTTTTCGTCGGCGATGTGTGGCCCAACGGCGACCCATCCGGCGCTAGGGAAGTGGCCGCGCCGTGGAAAGCGTTGTGGCAGGCCCTTCCTCGGGTCGCCGCACAATTACAGGCTGCTAAGGCCGGGATCTCGGGGCAGACGATGCCCGAAGCGCAGACCATCGGTAAGGCGATCGACACCATCACGTCCTCGCTGACTCAGCTGGCGCAGCTGTCGGGCAAGCTCGCCAGTGAGCTGGAAGGGTTCGCCGACGAGGTGCAGCACGCCCAGGACAGTGTGCGGGATTTGTTGCGGCGGTTGTCGCCGTCGAACATGTTGGACACGTTGGGCGACTTTCTGTTTCACGGCGAGTCGCCGATCGAGGAGATCAAGGCCGTTGCCCGTGATATCAAAGGGGTCCTGGATAATCACGGCAACCAGGTCGAGGCCCGCAAATCCGACCTGCTGGGTATCGGGGCGCAGATTGATGCGGCTAAGGATGCGATCAAAGGCTGGGTGTCCAAAGAGTTTCCATCGGCGGCGCCGGTCATCAACGCGCTGGTGAGTATGGATGCTGGGGCGCTGAAAAACATCACGGGCATGTTCACCGGCCCGCTGGCATACGTGTCCGGGCTAGATCCCACCCGGTTCGGCTACGACACCCAAGGCGCACAGCAGGCGTGGGGCGGGTTGGCGAAAACTGTGGGTAGCGCTTTGGACCCGGTCGGCACCACCGCCCGGGAGATCGCCAAACTCGTCTCCGATCCCGGTGGGCAGACCGACAAAACCCTGGAGACGGTCAAAGCCTTGGTGGATTGGGAAGACGTCAAGAAAGGCGACCCGTGGGAGGCGGTCGGCTACAACCTCACCACCGCCGCCACGTTCCTGGTCCCTGGTGGCGGTGCGGCCAGGGCCGCCACCGTGGGCACTGATGCGGCCCGCGTCGGTGAAGGGGTGGCCAACGCGGAAATCAAAACCACCACTGCGCTCGGTCGGGACGCCGCCGCCATCAACCCGGTCGCTGAGATCGGAGCCCAGACCAGCAAGATCACCGAAACACTCGGAAAGCTGCCTGACGGAATCAACCCCGGTGAACTCAAACTCGGCCCACCCACCGACATACACCCGCCAACGGCCACCATCAGCGAACCCAAACCCGGCGCCCTCGAACACCCCGCTGTTCCGGCTGCCGAGACCAAACCCACGATTGCCCAACCGGTTTCCGAGGGCAGCGGCGTCCCGGTGCAAGCAGAACATCACGGCGCCCCCGCACTGGAACGCCCCGAGCCCAAACCGGCTGACGACGCGGCGCTGCTCGGCCACAACGGTGGCCCCGCCTACAGCGAAGCATCGGGACACGGTGGGCCCGCCATGGCCGAACACCCAGTGCCGGTGGGTGAACGCGCCACCGAGCCCGCGATCGCCGGGCCCGCCGAACACACCCCCGCCGCATCGTCGGCGCATCCCACACCACCGGATCGGCCCGGACCCGGACCCTCGGAAACCACCAAACCCCAATTCGCCGACCACACACCAGCACCCGCCGAGCACCCACCCGGCGAGCGCCCCGCCGCCCCCGGCGAGCACGGCACCCCACCCGGTGAGCGGCCCCTGACGCCCGGTGAGCGCCCACACGAACCCGTACCCGCCGAGCGCACCCCAGCCCATCCCGGCGAAACACCACGCCCCGTCGACGGCCCAATGCCGACCGATCGCGCGCCCGCGCCACACGAGCTGCCACACAACGCGCTGCCCGAGCGTGGCGAACCCGTCCCCGCCCACAGCCCGGCCTCAAGCGAGCACACGCCCCCGACCGCGCCCACCGCACCAGCTGGTGCGGTAGCACCGGCACATTCGGCGCCACCCGCCACACCTCACGCACCCAATGCCCCTGCTGCGCATGGGGAACCCGTCAAGCCGTCCACCATCACACCGCTGCGTGAACCGATCCGTGAACCGCTGGTCCCCAACCGCCCGCTCCATGAACCCTCCGCGCCGGTGGAGTCCAAACCCACTCTTGCCAAGACAACACCGGGCGAAGCGAACCCGGCAGCAGCCAGAGCACACGAACCCGCACCCACCGAACGCCCCGCAGCCAATGGGCGACCCGGATCTGAGCGTCCAGCCGAGCCAGCACCCGCCGCGGGTCGCGGCCATGACGGTGGCGAACCACCAAAACCACCTGCCGACAACAGTGCCCTTCTCGGTGCGCATGGCGAGCGGCCCGAATGGGTACAAAGGTTCATCGACGGCGCCTCCGATGCACCCACCGAGCCGAGTCGGATGCGCGAGCTGTGGGATCACCTCAACCCGGCGCAGCGCACGGACCTGTTCCGCCAAGACCCTATGTTCGGCGACAAAGCCCGGCTGCCGGTCAGCTTGTGTGACGAATACGCCCGTGACGCGTTGAGCCATTGGCTGGAACGGGTACCTGATGACCCGCTGTATCGCAGCATCGAAGAAGCCATCCAGCAGCACCTGAACCAGCCACAGCGGTTCCTACTCGGATTCGAACCCACCGACGGGCGCGCCATCATCTCGATCGGCAACCCCGACCTAGCCTCACACACCGGCGTGCTAGTACCCGGAACATTCACCGACGCAACCAAACTCATCCCTAGCGCCAAAGACACTGGCTACGTGGAAGTCAGCCGACGCTTCCAGTACAGCGCCGAGCGGCGGTTAGAGGGCGAAGGCAGTGGTGTCGCGGTGGTGGATTGGCAGAACTACCATGCCCCGCAATCCCTTCTCCCAGGTGCCGCGCGGGACAGCTTCGCTGAAGCCGGGGCCCCGCTATTACGCGACTTCCTCGATCGCCTCGATCACACCAACCAGGTACCGGACGCGCATCGCACCGTGATCGGACATTCCTACGGCGCGGTTGTGGTTGGGGAAGCCGCCCAAGGAGCAGGACTAAACGCGCATTCGCTGGTCACTCTCGGCGGTGCGGGCATGCACGCACGCACCGTCGAAGAACTCATCCTGCAAGGGGTTCCACTCCAACCCGGGTCGGCACCTGTATGGGGGCTGATCCATCCCAACGATCCGATCCGCATCCTTGGGCCAGCCGATCGCACCTCAATCGGGCACGGCCGCTTGACCTACAAAGACGACTTCGGAGCACACCACGAACGCATCAGCGAAAAAGCCGGACCCTGGCCCCTCAAACATCTACCCGCCAGCATCAAGGCCCACACACACGCCTACTGGGCAGACGACAGCAAGAGCCTGCAGATCATCGGCGAAATCATCGCAGGCATCCGGCGCTAGAAACACATGCACACCGCTACCATGGAACACGACATGATCGCACCGCAGATCCACCCCAAGCTCACCGACGCGCTCGCGCGCCAACGCACTATCGAGCACATCGTTGAGACCCTCAAACACCTCCCTGACGGCTGGACCGTCGGATTCCAAGCGCCAGGATTCCGCCCACTCAGCGCGGGTAGCGGTGCAGTCGGCCCGAATGGGGAGTGGAACTTCGACGTGGGCTATTGGGTGTGGGGTTACGGTGACCTCTCCGGAGACGAGGTGTTCGATGCTTTCGTCAACGTATGGAACACCTGGTGCTGGATCGAGTCAGCAGAGCCTGCAGAATCGCCGACACGCTCCGCTTTCGGGCGTACGCAAGACGGGTATCGCTTCGACATTTATCGTGGAGCTCGCGGCAGCGTGAGCATGAGTTGGACCTCGCCCTACTTTCCGGCTCCCGAATCTCGTTATGACGGTCTCATGCCGTCGATCATCACCAAGGATGGGCCGCAGTCCTACGACGACCCGCATCATCGGGCTTGAGATATTGGGTGTCGATCCACTCGGGGACACTGAGACCTGTCGGGTGCTTTGTTCGGAAGTTCATGAATTAGTGAGCGGCGCGCTGTAGTGCTCGGTATCTCGCAGGTGATAGTTGTGGCGCTGGCGCTTGCTGCACGTCTACGGTGCGGCGGTTGGTACGCGCTTTTCGCTGTGATTTTTTCGCTGGTGACGTTGGGGTCGCTGCCAGCATTCGTATTTGGGCCGATCATCTATTTCGGTTTCGTGGCACCGATGACGGCCTGGCCGTTACTGGTGCTGGCTGATGTTCTGCTATTGACTTCCGCGGTGGCAATGGGTGACAGCGTTGACGGGACGATTGAGATTCCAATTCTCCCGCGCAACGCGCCGCTGCGAAGTCGAATGATAGTTCATCGTATCGGAATAGCTTGTGGCGTTGGATATCTCGCATCTTTAGCGCCGCTAGTCATCGTTGTCGGTGTGCCAAGAGGATTGGTCGGGTGGCTGCTCCTCCTGTGGGGGTTGGTCGGTTTTCTGGCAATTCTTGCGTGCGGTGTCGCGATGGATAGAAAGGTACCGAAATCCGGCGCTGGAAGCGCACCGAAGCAATACCGTAGGAAAAAAGACCCTAAGCTCACCGACGCCCTTGCGCGCCAACGCACCATCGAGCACATCGTCCACACCTTGCAACAGCTTCCTGACGGCTGGATTGTCGGGTTTCAACGTCCAGGATGGAACCCGCTCAGCGCAGGCAGCGGCGTGGCCGGCCCGATCGGCACATGGGGTTTTTGTGTTGACTATTGGGTGTGGGGTTACGGCGACCTTACCGGTGACGACGTGTTCGACGCGTTCGTGGAGCTTTGGGACTCTTGGGGCTGGATCGATTCGGTGGGCTCGGATATCCCGCAAAAGAAGTCCGCTCGTGGACACACGCCCGACGGCTATCAATTTAGTATTCGGCGCGGAGTTCATGGTGGGGTCAGTGTGAGTTGGACATCGCCCTACTTCCCTGCGCCAAGTTCGCGGTACGTGGGTCTGATGCCCTCGATCATCACTAAAGACGGGCCGCAGTCGTACGACGATCCGCACCGTGCCTGAGACGTTCAAGAGACTGATTGGAGCGACTGGAGTTCATGGGTTTCGATGAGCTAGCTGGTGACGATCTTGTTGCGTGGCTGGGCAGCTGGGTAGACAAGGTCGCCGGGACGGTGCAGATTCAGCGTCCCCCCGCCGCCAGCATCGGCACGGTGACGGTATCGGTACGGGGCGAGTTGCAACAGCTGAACTTGAGCCCGGAGGCGGCCAGTGTGGAACCGGAGGCGTTGAGCCGCGCAATCGAGCGGGCATATGCCAGCGCGTACGTGGAAGCGTTGCGGCAGTTGGACATGGTGTACGCGCGTCTCGCTGCTGATGTGTCCGGTGACGCCGTGCTCGCGGCGCGTGTGCGCGAATTGCGGTCCAAGTATGCGGATTTGGCGGGGTTGAAGAAACTGATCCGCCCACCGGCCCCGACTGTGAAGCGTCGCGATGTCGGCGCGGACGGTCAGGAGTGGGATCCGGCGGCGGACCCTTTGCAGCGCGGGAAGTAGCCGCGAATGCCGAAACCACCCTCACCCGGTGAGGGTGAGGGCGGTTCCGTTTAGGCAGAGGGTGAATCAGTGCGGCAAACGCTCGATCAGCTCGCGGATATGCTCATCGGCCTGGCCTCGCTCGGTACGCTCAGTGCGCATCTCCTCGCGTAGCCCGCCGATGTCGCGGGCCTGTTGGTTCTGTTGTTTCTCGATTCTGTTGATGCCCTTGAGTATCTCGTCGAGGTCGACTCGCATGTTGGTGTCGTGATCGTTTTCGGTCTGTTCGCGGATGGCTCCCGTGTCGTCGGCGATTGCGCCGAGTGCCTTGCCGAACTTCTTGCGGTGAGCGAACGTTGCGGTCCCCCATGCTGCTGCGACTGATGCCGCGATCGGCGACACCAGCACCATCGCGAGGGCGGCGAACTCCTTGGGCGAATCGATATCGGTGACGTTGACCATCTCGGTCAGCAGGTTCACCGGCCGCCGCCAGCCACCAGTTTGAACAGACTGGACGGCACAACCGCCTTGGTCGCCGACGCGGTACCGGACCGTCCCAGCTTGATCGATGCCGCCGATAAGAGCACCGATACCGCCAGCGTTCCGGCGCCGACATCGAACCCGGTCTGCCAATCGATGTCGGTCAGCGCCGCGTTGACCGCCGCGCCGGCCAAGTTGGCGCCGACGATGAACCCACCTGCGAACGTCTTGATGGCGCGCTCGGCCGCGTCGACCGCGGCGTCTTTGAACCAAGGCGGGATAGTGATGTGCATGACGAGTCCTCTCGGGGTGGGGTTGTGGATTAAATAGAAACGCGCAGGTAGAAGCTCCAGACGGGGGCAATATGCCGAATACATCTGAAATAGCGCGCGCTACGGTGAGCGGGTTCCCTGCGCCCTCTCCTGGCGTGGGGCCATGAGGCTCATCGGCGGAATCCGGCGATGATGTCGTAGGCGACCGCGATGCCGTCCCGGCCGCCGAACTCGGGCCTGGGCAGGTGGTACTCCCCGTGCGCCTGTAGGCCGGGGAGTGCGGCAATGAGGGCGATCAGGCCGGGGATGTTCTGGAGAACCCCGGTGGGCGAGAGCAGCCGCCGCAGATCGTCGTCGACCTTGGTGTCGCGCGATGATGCGGCCTGTCCCATGAGGTTTCCGAGCAGCGGGTTCTGCCCCATGCCCTGTAGCCCGGAGATCATGCCGAGCCCGAGTTGCGCCATAGGTCCGAACCCGCCGAGCAGAGGGCCGATGAATGGCAGCGCTGCGGTGGCCCAGTCGGTGATGATCGGAACGGCGATGCGCAGTACGTGCACGAAGAACGGCAGTTCCAGTTCGGCTTGCACGATGATGGCGTAGAACGCTGGCCGGATGTTGTCCGGTGCCCCGGCGTAGAAGTCATTCTTGGCGTTGACGTTTCGGACCAGCTTGGCCAGCCATGCCGGGCGGGTTTTGCGGGCGATGCCGGTGACCGGAGTTGAGGGGTTGCCGAACTGGACCACGCCGTTGATCCGGTCGCGCAGGTGCCGGTACTTACCGGGCGGTGACGGGGTTTGTGTCGGGTCGCCGGGATGGATGAATCCGCCGTCACCGAAGAGGACTTCGAGTGCGTCCTCCATGCCGTCGGCGCTCTGCGAGTAGCCCGAGAACCACAGCTCCAGATCGGGGTCGTTGATGTCGGGGTTGTGGTCGAGGCAGTATTCCAGCGACTTGTACTGGTCGTAGGTGACTTCGTTGTAGCTGAATTTCGCATCGCCGCCGAGCAGCCCGAGGTAGCCGCCCTTCTGGAATGACAGCGGTTGGTGGTTGATTTTGAGCACGTCTTTGCACCACTCGCCGAGTGCGAAGCTCGGGCCCTGGTTGTAGTTGGCACCCGAGCCCGGCGATGAGTAGATCCAGATCTTGCGGCGCGGCGGTTGGGCCATGGCGCGGCCGTAGCCGACCCGGTCGGCGGTCAGCTCGTCGAAGACTCCGGTCTGCGGTAATCCGAGTCGGCGCTGCATTTCTCGGGTGAACGCGGCGTCCCCGTTGCCGTAATACCCGTCCACCGGGCCCATCAGATCCTTGTACGCCGAGGCGTACTCCTTGCCCCACCGCTGCCAATGCGACACGTCGTCGCCGCGCGCATCCGATGATCCGGGCTTGAGCGGCAACCGCGCGGTCATCGCAGCACCACCCCGGGCTTGCCGCGATCGTCGGTACCCTTCACGGCGTCGCGTATCTCGGCGACGGCCTCGACGAGGGTTTGTCCGCCCAGGCAGTTGAACTGCATGGTGAGCTGATCATCGGCCGGGCCGACCACCACGGGCTGTGGCGCTGCGGGCGCAGGTGCGGTCTCCAGTTTGGCGTCCAGATACCAGAAGTCATGGAACAGGGGGTCATTCCAGGCGCGGGCATTGTCGTAGTAGTCGACACCGACACCGTTGCGGTTGCCGTGACTCTCCCAGTCGATACCGCGCGCCGACGCCTTGATCTCGCCGCCCGGGGTGTCGGCGTAGAACAGTGTGCATGCGGTGTGGCTGTATTCGCCGCCGCCACCGTGCTGCAACCCGACGAGCATGATCGGCGCGAAACCGAGCACCTGAATCCCGCCGGCGGGAAGGCGCTTGAAGCCGATGTCGAACACGATCGGGTAATTCAGGCGAAACGATTCCGTTGAGCCGTAACGGTTGCCGGACCAATCGGTGCGGCTCATCAGTAGCGCGCCGGTCTGCAGAACAAGCCCCGAGCAGTCGGTGGAGCGTTTCGGGTCGGTGCTGAACGCGCCACCGAATGCGTAAGGCAGGCCGCGCCGGGCACGGCAGAAGTTGTCAACCTCGCGGGCCTTGAGTTTCGTGATTACGGCAGTCATCGGGTGTACTCCCTTTCGATACGTGGGTCGATTTCCTGTGCGTAGGACGAGAGCCGGTCGGATGCCCACCAGCCGAGACGGAACGCGATCGCCCCGAAGGTGAGGCATAGACCGGCGACCGCGAGCAGCTGGCGGCGCATCATTGGCCGCCCTTGTATCGGGTCTTGGGGGTGATGTCGATGCTCACCGGGTTCGCCCCGACGGTTATCGGTGTGTCAAGTGCCTTGCCGCGCAGGAACGTTGACCCGTTCCATATTCCGTACCAGCCGACGGTCTTGTTGGCCGGTACCTGCATAGTCACCGGGGAGCCCAGTGACACCGCGTATCCCGCGTCACCGGCGGTGCCGTCGGTCGATGCGGGCCATGTGGTCGTGCCCGATGCGGGAGTGGTCGCGATCAGGCCTGCGCCGGTGGTACCGGGGTCGGACTCGTGCGCGGTGATCTTGTTTCCGCGTCCGCACCGGTAGTCATTGATGGCGCGCTGCTCGGATGCGATTTCGGGCATTATCGTTGCCTTTCTTTAGGTTTGACGTGCTTTGAATGAGGCCTGGCCGTTGCCGCCAGGCCCTCCGCGTGTGCGGGAGCCGAAGATGCCGCCGTTGCCGCCCGCACCGGCGCCACCGGGGCCGGTTCCTGTCCCGCCGTTTCCGGTGCCGCCCGCCCCGCCCGTGTAGTTGGTTCCGGCGATCGTGGCGCTGGAGGCGGTTTCGCCGTTTTGGCTCGACGCCTGGCCGGTACCTCCGGGGGCGGTGACTGTGCTGCCGTTGATCACGGCTGTTGTGCCGGACCCTGCCGTTGGTCCGGCGCCGTCGCTGTTGGCGGGCTGTGCGCCCCCGGCGCCTACGGCTCCGGTGATGTTGGCCAGGCTCCAGGGGATATCTACGCCGCGTATCAGGGTGCCGGTGATGAGCTGACCGGCCTTGCCGCCCTTGCCTGCGGTGTTGAAGGCGCCGTTGCCGGTCTGTCCCGAGGCCGCACCGCCCCAGAGCGCGTAGTCGATGATCAGTGACCATTCGGGGACGGGGTAGTTGTAGGCGCCGGTGGCGGTGATGTCGGTGCGCACCGCAGCGACGGCCGAGCGGGCCGCTGCGGCACTGTCGTAGCCGAGTCCCTCGTCGCGGCCGGTGAGGTGCGCCAGCAGCACGGCGAGTTCGTATCCGGCGCCGTCATCGTGGCCGTTGAGGTGGGCGAGCAATGCCGCTGTGTCGTAGCCGATTGCGTCCTCTGTGCCGGACAAGAAGAACTTGAGTAGCGCAGTGCCGGTGTCCTCGCCGATGCCGGTATCGGAGCCGGTGAGGTGCGCCCGTAATGCGGCCTGGTCGTATCCGGTGCCATCGTCGTGCGCGGCCAGGTGCGCCAGCAGTTGGGCGTTGTCGATGCCGTCGCCGGTGTCGGTGGCCATGAGGTGGGCCAGGAGCGTCGCTGAGTCCTCGCCGATGCCGGTGTCGGTGCCACCGCTCCGGGGTATCCAGTGCCACTTGCCGCCCGCTGGTCGCGGCGGCGCCACCGGGTTCGGGGACCACTTACCTCCCGACCGCCGTGGAGGAACGGCCGGGTTGGGGGACCAAGGCATTTAGGGGCCTGCGAAACCTATGCAGGAGACGATCGCGCCCTCGCTGTCTGTGCCGGTGATCTGTATCCAGTTGGGCGGGTTGGTTTGCCCGTCGGAGTCCAGGCCACCGCGCACGACGGTGAATGTGATTCCGGGCAGTTCGGGCATGGTGAATGTGGTCATCGCTGACGCCTCTCTGGGGTGGTTATGCGATTCGGCGGCCGTCGAATGTGGCGATGCCGGATAGGGCTGTGATGCTTCGTGACACAACGGTTTCCGATCCTGTTGAGCCGTTGGAACGGATGTCGTAGTCGACGGCGATAAATCCCGGCTGCACGACATCTCCAGCCACGAGGGGGATCTCAAAGGGGCAGCCCGATGGAATGGCCCCGGTGATGCGGGTGCCGTTCTTGTACAGCACCCAATAGGGCACAGAGGTGCCCTTGGCGGTGACCGATCGGTATGTGGTGTTGATGTGGTACAGGCCGGTGGTGGTGATTTCGATTCGGGCTGTGCCCAAGTCATCGAGAGTGACATCGGTGGTGTAGTCGTTGAATGTGAAGAACCCCGCCGGGAACGCGCCCGATGAATAGGGCCCGTAGGTGACATCGGCGGTGCTATCTCGCCTAATGCTCCACGAATTTGACATCGAGAATCCCGCTCCCGCAGAGGTGTAATCGGACATCGCGAACGCCGCGACCCGATAGGAGTCGTAGGTAAAAAATGGGCTCGCGCGTTGCACGCTGAACATCGAATACCGGTAGGCGGCACCGATACTGATTGTGTTGCCCGCGTCGGTCGCCGAGAGGATTTGGCGGCCGTTGACGCGCACGAAGTAGTTGGTGCCCGAGCAGCGGATCTCGATACGCGCGCCCTGCTTGACCGCTGAGAGCCCGGTTTGCAGCGTCAGGGGTGCACTGAACGACCAACTAGTACCCGAGCGGGTGAACTTGCCGATTCGGATCTCGCCCTCTTTGGCCAGGCAGTAGGCGCCCTGTGTGCGGCCCGAGTCGCATCGGATGTAGACACCGGAGTAGTAGTTGCCGTTTTGGGTGTCGCCCAACACAAATGAGGCGGACTGGCCGTCGGTGGCGTAGGTGTAGTTCGGGCTGGCGAAGAAGTACCCGTCAGGGTTGCCGTTCTTGACGCCGGCATACCCCGAGTCGCCTCTAATGGTGACATCGCCAGGGGTCGGCCCGGTGGTCCAGTCCGTCGAGTTCAGGGCTGCGCCGTCGGCGCCCGAGAAGGTGAAGCTGTAGCTGTTCCCGCCGCCCGTGTTCTGCTCGGTCTCCTGCTCTTGCAAGGTGGTCTGTGCGGCAATGGCGCTCTTGAGTGCATCGCGAGATAAGCCGAGCAGTGAGAGAAGGGAATCCTTGGCCTGGTCGATCTGGTTGGCGATGGTTCCCGTTGTACCCGTGGCGGTTCCGTCGGCACCCGTCTTGACTCCAGTCAGCATGCTGCCGAGGTTGCCGACGAGATCGTTGACGCGACTCATGTCGAAGTTGCCTGTTACATCGTCAATCGCCAACTGTCCATTGCTGGCCAGCTTCTGAGTCTTGTTCTTGTTCCCGGCAAACCAGTCCTTGATGGCCTGAGTGATCGGATCAGTGGGCGTGATCGCACCACCGGAAAGTATGTGCCGCAGTTGATCGAGCCAACTGTTGATATCGGGTAGGTCGGTAACCTTGCCCTGCGGCAAGAGTGGGATGTTCCCCAAGCCCAACAGGCCGAGGATTTCCGAGGCGGTGATCTTTCCGTCGGCGGTGATCGCGGCGAACCGCTGTTCGAACTGGGCGATGTCCGAGTTCGCCTGACCGCCAATGGTGTCGAAGAATGAGCGGAACTTGCCGAGCACCGGTCCCAGGTTCGACATCACGGAGGTGACATTCGAGAAGTGCACCCGGCCGCCGGTGGCGCCGGGCGTCACGACCAGGGTCACCGTGGCCCACTTGACCGTTCCGTCGTTCGGGACGGTCCACGAGCCGGTGAGGCTGGTGCGCACCCACGAGGAGTCCGCGGCCACCGGTTGTATCTGCTTGACGATGATGTCGGGCAGCTTCGTACGGTCCGGCCCGAACGGTGTGATGCACAGCCGGATCGGGTTGGATCCGCCCGCCGCCGCCAGGCCCTGCCACATCGCCGAAGCGGCCACATCCACGACCTGGCCCGCTGCTACCTCGAAGGCATCCTTAACGCTGACCGCGTACAGATGGCCGTCGGCGTTGACGTAGATCGACTTACCCGAAAGGTGGCCGTCCTGCGTGGCGTCGTAGTGCCAATCTGGGTTGTCCTCGACGACCGACGGGTCGGTGAATCCGCCGGCGCCCGAGGTGAGGTCCTGGGCGACATCGGCGATCCACGCCGCCGGGATGACGCCCTTGAAGAACTGGCCCGCGACCTTGGCGATAGCGGTCAGGATCGATTCGGGGTGCGCCAGGTCGATACCCGCCAGGGCGTTGCGGATCCCGAGCGCCCAGGTACCGAGATCGGTCAGGTCGCCGTCCTCGACGCCGGTCAGCAGCTCGACCAAATCGCCCAGGCCCGGCTTATCGGCGGCCCACTCGCGCAGCTGATCAAACGAACCCACGCCGGGAATCAGATGACCCACCACTGCGAGCACGACGCGGCCGAGGAACTGCTCGATGAACTGCTTGCCGAATTCCTGGAGCTGCTGCGGCGTGAACGGTCGTGTCAGCTCATCGCGCGGTTTCTGATGAACGGGCGCGGACGGTATCGCCAGTGCCCAGTCGGGCTGCTCGGGTACCCCTGATGTCACAGCGGCCACGCCTCGACGTTGAAGTGCGCCATGGCAGCGGGTGCCGTGTACGTGCTGGTGCCTGCCTGACGCTCACACTTGATGTGCACGGTCGCCGAGGTGTTCGCGGGGATGGTGTCGTAGTCGTCGGTCGCGGTGCCTGCGTTGATCGGTTTACCCGGGGCGAAGGCCAGCCGGTCGACCTGCGCGATGCCGATGCAACGGCCGACGACGTTGCCGTCGGCCTCGCCATTGAGCCGTGCCAGCAGATTCACGCGCACGTCGGCCGCTTCGCCGGTGACGACGGTGGAGCCCTGCGCGCGGATGCGCCGTGCCCAAGGCCGTGCGGGGATGGGGATCACCGCGTGGGTCGCGTTCGGGTTTCCCGAGCCAATGTTGTTGATGGTTCCGGGGTAGAACACTTCGGGGATCTTCTGCGGGACAAGCTCGAACCCGTTCAGGTTCGACTTGACGGCAGGGAGCCATCCGGCTTTCGGCGTAGCCGATAGGTCGATCGGGTTCCACTGCATTGTGCCGGGTGCGCCGTCCTTGCCTGTATGCAGCGCAAGGTGCATCTTCCACTTGCCGGGGGTGGTTTCGGTCGGCGGGGCGATGAGCTCGAAGTACGCCGAGTCTGGCGTGGTGTCACCAGAGGCCAGTGGCGTAAGCGCGATGGCCGATTCCAGTCCGGCAGGCTGCCCGGGCGGGCCTTGCTCGACGGCCGAGACACCGCCGACAATGCCGCCGTCCTCGCGCAGTAGCACGTGCGCCACACCGGTGCCGTCAACCGGAACAAGGGTGATGCCTTGCCCCTGGTAGTAGCGCGCACCGTTGAAATCGACGATAGGCCAAGCCATATGAGTTACCTCCGGTTAGGACTGGGGGGCCAGTGTGATGACATTGATGGCCTCAAATGCGCCGGTGATGAAGCGCTGAATTTTGCCGAGCGGGGCCTCATCGCGGCGGCCGTCGCCGAGCTGCACCAGCAGCGTCTGCTCGGTCGGGGTGATGCGCCACATGGTGTTTTCGATGTAGTCGGTCACCATCTTGGTGCGGCGGTGATACACCAGCGACATCAAGCCGCCCTCGAAAATGTCTCGGCCCAAGGCGTATTGGTCTCCATTGCGGAAGGTGACCTGCGCGGTCGTGGCGCCCTGGGAGTCGAAAATCGCGTTGATGAACGCGAACACGGTTTCGATGTTGTACGGGGCGCTTGCGGTCGGATAGAACCGCTCGATCGCCGGATGGAAGGGGCCCACCTCGTCGCGGCGCTGGTACACCTGGACCATCTGGAACGCCAGGAAGCTGTTGTTGAGGAATCCCGAGAGCAGATCGGACGGGATGCCCGAGAACCCCACCACGATCATCAGGGAATCGATCAGCCACGCGAACGTGGCATTCATAAGGTCGTTGAGTCATGGTTTTCGCCCTCTGGGCTGGTGCCCCCCGGCGGTTAAGCCGAGGGGCACCAGCCCATTTGGGCGATCGACCCCCGATGATGTGCTGCCAGCCCTCGGGTGTGTGGTCGGCGATCTCGCAACTGATGATGTTGGAGTCCTCGCCCTCTTCGGGGGCCACGACGTAGGCGTAGGGCTGCTCGAAATCCACACCGATCGCCGGTGCGTAGAACACGCCATCCATGCCCGGCACCTGCTGCACGATCGGCGTGAAGATCCCGCCGAGGGATCCGCCCAGATCGATGACCGTCTTGATCACCGAGTCGGCAACGGTTTTGGTGGGGCCTTCGATCTGTTGGCGATCCCGGGTGGAAAACACGTAGGTGGGTGAATCCAGGCTGGCCCACCGGTCTGGTTGCGGATCGCCGGGGCGCCACAGGTCCATGCGGGTATCGACGCCGTAGGCGCGGGTGACATCCTTGATGACCGTGCCGCAGGTCTCCATGCGCACTGTCTTGGCGCACAACGGCGATGCGTCTAGGAATGGGTTGGTGCGCTGCACGTAGGTGGGGGTGCGCAGCATCCGCCCGAACGTCTGTGGTGTGAGCCCATCGCGCTTGAGTGCTTGCAAGATGGTGCCCATCCAGGCCCGGATATCACCGTTGAGCGAAAGCCCGTTGTTGACGAACTCCAGCCAGCCGGACTGAATGCGGATCGCGCATTCGGCGACCATGTTTTCCACGCAGGTCTGCAGGGCCCACATGAAGATCGCGTGCGAAACCGGCTGGGCTGCCAAGGGAAGCCACCACGTCGGCCAGATCACGTAGTAGTTCAGGATGTCCCAGATACCGCGCATCTCGACATTGCCTGTCCACGCGCCCTTTTCGTAGCGGTAGCGGTGGACCTTGGTGTAAAAGTTGGTGCGCGATCCGGCCGTTTCCATCTCAACCCCGACCAGGGTCTTGCGGCAGTCCATGAACATCTGA